TACGAATTTGGCATTATCCACAAAAAATCACCACCTATTTTTGCATAAAGATAGACGATAATCTATTGACTTGTAGACCATAGTCTAGTATAATACTAAGCACAGGGCAAACAAAACCAAAAGCCCCTGACAACATTATATCGGGCAAACGCTAGATTTTATTCACTTTGTACCTCGCAACTACATAGTAGCATATTTTCTAGTGATTTTCAAGCCCGGAAAGGAGAATTGCTAGTGAATGTTTCAAAAATCGACCAGTTTTGCAAGCTGCACGGGCTGAGCCGCACCGATCTGGAGGCGGCGGCAGGCCTGAGCAACGGCGCAATCGGGAAGTGGGAGCGCTCGATTTACGGCCCCAGTATCTCGCAGCTGCTCAAGCTCGCAAAGTATTTCAAGGTCACACTGAACGAGCTTGTGGTCTACGATGAGGAAGGAAAAAGAAAGGAGAATACAAGTGCCTGATTTTGAAACCTTTTTGCTTGCGCTTGCATCGATTGCGCTCATTGTCGTTGCTTTTGGCTTTTCGTGGGCAATTATATCTGGCCTCTGGTGGCTCATTTGTCACTTTGTCGGATGGCAGTTCACCTTCGGCGTGGCCACCGCAATCTGGATTGTGGCGATGCTCCTGAAATGGGTGACAAGCCATGATTAAGCCTGAACCGTGGACTGGCCGTCTGATTGGCCGAATGCACAACAACGAAGTCACGCTGGAGCAGCTTGCCGCTCATCTGGGCTGGACGAAGAGCTATTGCTCGATGATCCTGAATGGCCAGCGCAAGCCGCGCGGCATCCGTGAGAAAATGGAAACCGCCGTGAGTGACATTATTAAAATCAGGGAGGAAAAAAATTAAGCATGGCAAACATTCAAATTTTCACAAGCCCCGAGTTCGGGGACATCCGCACGGTGGACCAGAACGGCGAGCCGTGGTTCGTGGGCAAGGACGTGGCGGCGGCGCTGGGCTACGGCAATCCCCAGAAGGCAATCCGTGACCATGTTGATGAGCAAGACAGAGGGGTGAACGAAATGGACACCCCCGGCGGAAAGCAGCCGATTGCGATTATCAACGAGTCCGGTCTGTACAGCCTGATTTTTGGCAGCAAGCTGGAAGGCGCGGTGCGGTTCAAGCGCTGGGTGACAAGCGAGGTGCTGCCCGCCCTGCGCAAGACGGGCAGCTACATGATGCCCAAGCTCAGCAAGGAGATGCAGGCGCTGTTTATGCTGGACAACCGCACCCAGCGGCAGGAAGAGCGGCTCACCGCGTTGGAGAACACCATGACGGTGGATTACAACCAGCAGCGTGTGCTGCGCAAGAGCATCAGCCGGGCCGTCATCGCGGCGCTTGGCGGCGAGGACACCCCGGCCTACATCGACAACCACGTGCGCAGCAAGGTGTACAGCGAGTGCAACCACGATGTGCAGGACTGGTTCCGGGTGAACAGCGTGGGCAACATCCCCCGTAAGCGCTTTGACGAGGCGGTGGAGTACATTCAGCGCTGGAAGCCCAGCACCAACACCGTGATGCTGATCCAGCAGACCAACGGCCAGACCTGCTTGTTTGCCGCAGCCGCTGCCCAGAAGAACACCACCACCGCCGGGAAGTTTGTTAAGGAGGCATAAGCATGAGTGAGAAGATCGTCGCCTACAAGGCCATGGACAAAAATATGCAGTGCCGTGGCAAGCGGTATGAGGTGGGCAAGACCTACCATGAGGACAAGGCCGACTGCTGCAACGCTGGTATGCACGCCTGCGAGAACCCGCTGGATGTGCTGCGCTACTACCCGTTGAGGGACGGCCCGCGATTTTTTGAGGTCGAGTGCGGCGGGAACGTGGATAAAAGCGGAGAGGACAGCAAACTGGCCTGCACTGAGCTGACGGTAAAAGGTGAGATGAATTTTGCAGGGCTGGTAAAAGCTGCGGTGAATGCCGTTTTTAATCGGGTGAATGGCAAAGAACCTTTTTCGAGCGGCGATTCCAGTACGGCGGGTTCCAGCGGCTATTCCAGCACGGCGGGTTCCAGCGGCGATTACAGCACGGCGGGTTCCAGCGGCGATTACAGCACGGCGGGTTCCAGCGGCGATTACAGCACGGCGGGTTCCAGCGGCGATTACAGCACGGCGGGTTCCAGCGGCAATTACAGCACGGCTGGTTCGAGCGGCAATTACAGCACGGCTGGTTCGAGCGGCTATTCCAGTACGGCTGGTTCGAGCGGCGATTCCAGTACGGCTGGTTCGAGCGGCAATTACAGCACGGCTGGTTCGAGCGGCTATTCCAGTACGGCTGGTTCGAGCGGCGATTCCAGTACGGCTGGTTCGAGCGGCAATTACAGCACGGCTGGTTCGAGCGGCGATTCCAGTACGGCTGGTTCGAGCGGCAATTACAGCACGGCGGCAGCCACTGGGGATTATTGTAGAGCAAAAGCAGACGGCAAAGATAGCATTGCCGTTGTAAACGGTGTTTGCGGTAAGGCATGCGGCGCACTGGGCTGCTATCTGGTGCTGACTGAGTACGACGATGGCGGCAATATGCTGTGGGCAAAGATGGCAAAAGTAGACGGCACTCACATCAAGGAAAACGTCTGGTACACGCTCAAAAATGGTGAGTTCGCGGAAGCAGAGCCGTAAAAAGCACTGCAAAACCAATTTGAAAGAAAGGAGCATGCCATGCAAAAGCCGAGCCTTACGATAGGCGAATGCGTCCAGATCCTTCGGGACAACAACATCTCAAAGACCGAAAAGGTCCTGGGAGCTCAGATTCAGGCGGGAGTTTTCCCGGAATGGTCAAAGCCATCCATAGGAACAAAAGAGCCTTGCCCTGACATCTCCCGCGCTAGGTTTATGGCGTGGGTAAAGGACTTTTACAAGCTCGAAAAGGTTTATACAAAGGAGGAACCGAGAGAATGAGAAAGAAACCGATGAATTTTCGACTCATCTTAGCGCTGGACGGGCTGGCTTTGCTGGCCATTATCGGCGCGGTGCAGGTGGTGCGCTGGGCCTGCTCCTGGTTGGCCGTTGCGCTGGCTTACTGGGGCGGCTGGGACATCGCCGAGGCTGCGCATGCCGCGCCTTGGATTCTTGTTGCATCCGCTGCCGGGCTGACAATGTCGCTTTATGGGATGCATGAGGACAACAAACGGTATAAGCGCAGCGGCTACGGCAAAATCGTCCGCAACCATGCCCAGAACTCGGAGTATCCGCAGGATGAGGAGAAGGGCGCATGAAGCTGGAAGAGTTGATTCGGCAGCAGGCCGAAGAGTGCCTGAAAACAGCCACACGGCTTGCAACGGAGTCCGCGCTCACTGGAGACATCTGGCTGCGGGTCATCTGCCGGGAAAAATCAGAGGTCTATAGCGCGGCAGCAGATGGGCTGCTCACAGCCCTCCACGATGCGGAGGATGTCGCACATGGCTGATTACATCCACTATATCACATGGTACCCCGTGTACAGCGCCAAGACCGGCGAGGTAGTGGCAGCGGGAACGTCCGCCATGTGCGCTGCGAAGCTTGGATACAAGACCGCCAACAGCCTTGCGTCTGTCGTTGGACACCGGCGCTATGAAAAAAGGCGTCCGTACAAGTACATTTTTGAGCAGGAGCGCATTGATCGTGCGGAGGTTGACTGTCTCCCTCCGCTTCGCCGTTACTGCAAAAAGAAAGGCCGGCATACGAAAAGGGAACAGGAATATGAACGGTAGATATATGCGAGCCGCAGAGATTCGATGGCATAATCGTCAGCCGGAGCGGCTGCGGCACATCCATCGGGATGAAACTCAAAAACAGCAGGCTTCATTCTGCTGCCATGCTTACCATAAAGGGGATCCTGGCAGATGCGATAAACTGGTTTTTGCCGGTTTTGACCCCGTGTTATCAAGTGTGCAGGCTCAGCATTGGGCGGACGAAAACTGGCCGCTTTATGACCATGTCGACGTCTTGGATTCTTCGGGCCGCAAGATTTACGGGAGGTGATACACATGAGTCAGACGTTAGCCCGCAGAGCCCGCATCAAAGACCTTTCCAACAAGGCCGAGGGCATTTTCCAGTACGTCGGGAACGACAATGTGCTGTTCCGGCTCATCAGTACCGGCAACAAGCTCACCAGCGACGTCAACTATGCTGTGGCTCTGTTCACCGGCTTTGCTCGGAGTCATCAGCTGAGTGATTTTGAGACACGCCGCACCATCGATTCAATTTATCGCCGGGTCGGTGAGCTCATGTGCCTTATCGACATCGTTCATGCCGCTGCTGGCGAGGAAATCATGCCTGAACCGTATGAATCCATAGATTTTTGTTACATGACCGAGTACCGCACCATGCTACGGGAGGCCGTCATTCGTGGGATGCCGGACAACTACAAAGGCCCAGCGCAGAACCCCTACACTGTCAGCCTTGTGAAGCCGGGCGTTGGCTACGGCGATGGTTACACACCGGACGAGTACGATGACGATTTCTTTGCCCGTTTCACTCGCCAGGAAGAACCCAGGGACCGGAAGCTCGTTTTCCGTTGCACCAAATCCGAGCTTGACGCCATTAAGCGTTATGCAAATATCATCGATATTAAATTTACCGAGGAGGATATTCACCATGCCTGAGAAAATGAACCAGACCCCTATCGAGATGCTTGACCAACATGTCACCCCGCCCGCAGAGATGCCCGCACCTGCTGCACCTGTCACCCCTGCCCGTCAGAGCTACGCCGAGAAGGTGCAGGGCCTGACCATTGACGAGCGCAACTGGATGCTTGCAAAGTCCAAAGCCGCCGCGATGGCGCAGCTGCCCGAAGGTTTTCTGCCTCAGACCTACACTGGCAATCCCGGCGCGTGTGCCATCGCCTGCGAGATGGCCCTGCGCATGGGCGTCTCGCACCTTTTCGTCATGCAGAACCTTTACGTCGTCCATGGTATGCCCACATGGAGCGGCAAGAGCTGCAAGGCCCTCATCGACAACAGCGGCCAGTTTGCAGGCCGCACTCGCTACCGCATGGAGGGCGAAGAAGGCACCGACAACTGGGGCTGCCGCCTGATCGGCGTGGACAAGCTCACCGGTGAAAAGGTCGAAGGCCCGAAAGTCACGGTCAAGATGGCGAAAGACGCCGGGTGGTGGAACAAGAATGGCAGCTACTGGCCCAAGATGACCGAAATGATGCTCAAGTACCGCGCCGCCGCTTACTTTGCCCGCGCTGAGTGTCCGGAGGTCCTGATGGGCGCAAACATCGACTATGAGGTGGGCGACGGCGACGCCGAGGAAGAGGGTGCTGCTCATGCTTAACATCGTAGCATTGATGGGCCGTCTGGTCTACGACCCGGAGCTCAAGACCACCCGGAACGGCACCAACGTGTGCAGCTTCCGCATCTCGGTTGACCGCAGCTTTGCCCGGCAGGGCGAAGAGCGCAAGGCCGATTTTATCGACGTCACCGCGTGGCGGCAGACCGCCGAGTTCGTCTCCAAGTATTTCCAGAAGGGCAGCATGATCGCCATCGAAGGCAGCTTGCAGACCCGTCAGTACCAGGACAAGAACGGCAACAACCGCACAGCTACCGAGGTTCTTGCGTCGCAGGTGAGCTTTTGTGGCGGAAAGGCCACAGAGAAGCCCGCTGTGCATGATTTCGAACAGCAGACGAAAAAACATGTGCGCGAAGCAAACACCGCTCACAGCGCCCCACAGAGGCCTCAGAACGTGCCGGAGTATTCGCAGGGCAGCGCAGACGACTTTTCAGTCATCGACGACTCGGAGGACTTGCCGTTCTAAGCCGAGAGCTGCGCTATCTGGCTATACGGGCGCGCAAAGGAGGTGATTGAGTGGCACAGGACGATAAAAAGTCATTTGTGGCGTATCTGAGCTGGTTCGATGCGCTGGAAGAATACTCCGACGCAGAGGTTGGGCAGTTGATGCGAGCTCTTGCACGGTATGCCAAAACCGGAGAAGAGCCCGAATTTTCAGACCGCGGGATGCGGGGCAACTGGAAATTTATGTGCAGCGACGTAAAACGGGCGTCTGAAAAATGGGATGAAACCCGCAAGAAACGCAGCAACGCCGGAAAACGCGGTATGGCAAAGCGCTGGGGAAAGCCTGACGACATAACAAAAATAACAAACGATAACAATGTTAATGACGACATAACAAAAATAACTGTAGATGTAGATGTAAATGGAGATGTAGATGTAAATGGAGATGTAGATGTAAATGGAGATGTAAATGGAGATGTAGATGTAAATGGGGATGTAGATGTTGTAAAGCGCGATAACACTGTCGCCGTTGATATGGAGTTATCAAAAATCGTTCAGCATTACCAGCGGGCTATCGGTGACTTCCCGCGTTCGGCACTGGAAAAACTGCAAAAATGGAGGCAGGAGTATAGCACGGAGATGATTTTGCTGGCGATCGACAAGGCCGCAGAAGCTGGCAAGCGGTCGTGGAACTACATCAACGGCATCCTGTCTGGCTGGCAGCGGGACGGGATACGCACCCCGGGGGACGTGGCAGCGAATGAGCAGCGCCGACAAGAGCAGCCTCGCGGGAAGCAAGCCACAGAAAGCACCGCAGAAGCATACGCAAATATTTTTAAGGGGGTGAAACCGTGACAGTGGAGATGATGACAAAGCTTCTTGCGGACGCTGAGGCCTATTTTGGACGGCCTCAGACCGCAGAGAACCGCGCAAGTATCGCGGAGATCTGGGCGAACTCATCGCTCAAGGATGTGCCGGATGAGATGGCCTATAAGACATTCCACGAGGTGATTTCGGAGTGCAGCTGGCAGAGCCAGCTTCTCCCGGCGTGGAAAAAGGCCGTCAAAAAGGCCCAGGGTGAGCAGATGCTGGCGAAGCACTGCCTTGCTGCCCGCACCCGGATGCTCAAGTCCAGGAAAGAAAGAAAGCTTCTTGGGCAGGCAAACCAGAACGGAGGACGAAATGCCTAGATACAAAGTCATCGTAGAGTGTAGCGGACCGCACGGGAACGCGGCGCTTACATACCGCATCAACGCCGCGAGTCAGTTTGCGGCAGAGTTCCGGGCCTGCCAGCTGGCGGGCGACCATTACCCCGAGTATCGGGACATCAAACCAGTGAGGACGGAGGTGCTGAAAAATGACGACGACGCCGTGTAAAGACTGCCCCAACCGGAACCCGATCTGTCACGACAGCTGCCTTAAATACGCCGAGTTCAAGCGCCAGCGCGGCGCAGAAGCCGCTTACACCAGAGAGATGCTGGACACAGGCAAGGTCTACCACTACGACCACGAAGACCGCCACCGGGAACGTGGCCGCAAGAAGTACATGGGAGCGAACGGAGGAGCGGACAGATGAAAGCTGTGCTTTTGAGCATTCGGCCGAACTGGTGCAAGCTGATTTGGAGCGGGATGAAAACCGTGGAGGTGCGCAAGACTCGCCCGACACTGGAAACACCGTTCAAGGCGTACATCTACTGCACCGGTCACGATGGCTGGGTTATGAAATCGCCCAAGGCGGGCGTGCAGAAAATGGACAGCAGAGTGATCGGCGAGTTCACTTGTGACAAAATCGACAGGCTGGCCCATGTTGAAGCGATGGGAAGCAAGGAACCGCCGAAGCTGCAAATTGTGACCCCGGACTTGTGGTATAAGCCTGCCGACGAGCTGCTTCAAGCTGCCTGCTTGACCGAAGCGCAGGCTAAAAAGTATCTCAAGGGCGGTGACGGATACGGCTGGCACATTTCTAACCTGAAAATTTATGACAAGCCAGTAAAGCTTAAAAATTTCTGGGCGATACAGCCATGTACGCATCGCGGAGACTGTTGCACCTGCCGCAGATGGGACGCAAAAAAGCTGATTTGCCGGGGAGAAGTATTCGGAATCGAACGCCCGCCCCAAAGCTGGTACTATGTGGAGGACGGCAGATGAAACTGACCCTCTACGGCGACCCACGCACCAAGAAAAATTCCGCACGCATTCTCCGCACACGCTCCGGGACCCCATTCGTGGCCCCTAGCAAGGCCTACGTGGATTATGAGACGGACTGCCTGCGACAAATCAAAAGGCCGCGCAGCCCTATCTCTGCCCGCGTGAACGTGAGGTGCGTGTACTACATGAAGACCGCCCGCCGGGTCGATCTGGCAAACCTCATCGAGGCGACCACGGACATCTTGGTAAAAGCCCGGGTGCTGGATGACGACAACAGCAAGATCGTCTCCGCCCACGATGGCAGCCGGGTGGAGCTTGACCGGAAGAACCCAAGAGTGGAAATCGAGATTGAAGAAATGGAGGACACATGAACCAAGTGTTTTTGGTAATTGGCTCAACACTTTGCTACGTCGGCGGGTTCGGCATAATGATTTATCTTTTGGGCGTCCTAACCGAACTGTGTATCGAAATCTGGGACAGTAATTTTAGACAGATTTGCGTTCGATTCCAAATCGCGCCGGGCGATGTTTCATACTTTGCCCAGAATAAAAAAGACATTGAAGCAGCATTTGAGAAACAACGCATTCGGTGGCCGAACACGGACGATGCATCTTTCGGGTGGTGGAACTGCCCAAGATGCAGCGCGCCGAACCGATACGTCAGCGAAAGCAAATCAGTTGCATATTGCCGCTGCTGCGGGCAAGCTGTCGATATGGATTACTACAGGAGGCATGCCGATGATTCGCAGATGGACACCTGACACCGACACACCAAAGCCTGACAGCGGCGTGGACTACCGCACCGTCAAGGCGTGGTTTCAACAGTGCCGCGACCTTGCGGCAGCTATCGAAGTCCAGAAGCAAAAAATACAGCGTATCAGGGACGTGGCCGAAAAATGCACCCAGAGCCTGAGCGGGATGCCTGCGGGTGGTAGCAATGGGGACAAGGTGGGCTTCGCTGTAGAGCAGCTGGACACCGAACGCCGACAGCTTCAGAGGATGGAGACGGACCTGTGCAATCTGCGTGTCGAGGCCACCCGGCGGGCATACTGCCTGATAGCCGAGCCGGAATGCGCCGAAGCGATTTGCGAGCACTATGTCATGGACAAGTCTCACAAGGAAATCGCAAAAGAAGTCGGCGTATGCGGGTCAGATGTGGTCTACCGGCGAATCAAACGCGGATGCATGGCTCTGGCCGAGATATGGGACGAGTTTTCTGACGTGCAAAGTGTACAACATGCACAAGAAAACACAGCGTGATTTTGGAAGGGGTCAGCTCTTTTCAAGTCTGCAAGCTTGGATGTAAAATTCTAATAAGCGGTTCAGCGCTAAGCGGTAGCCGCTTGCCACGCAGCCTCCAAAACGGTCCCTTCCTTGTAACAGGTTTTCATGCTTTCCTGTTCTCCTTCACCGTTTTGCGGGCTGCTTCTATGCGAGATTTTGGCACGGCTCCATTCAGGGCGGCGGCTCTGAGTGTCTGGGGAAGGGCGCGCACCTCCCTCTCCGCGTGGTTCGAATCCACGGTTTCGCACCATATGGCGCATGGACTCATCCCCCACAAAGCTGCACGCTTAACCTCCCGTGCCACGAGAGAAAGCTTTGAATCCCTGAGGGTGTGGGTAGACTTCCCGACGGGATGTGCGTCAAACAACAGCCCCGACGGAGAACCGGGGCTGTTTTATATGGCCGCCTGAGCGCAGTACGGAGCGCGTGTCAGCTGAGATATTGCTGGCTGGTTCGAGTCCAAGGGCGGTGTTTTATACTCCGGTAGCTCAAGTGGTAGAGCGGCGGTCTCCAAAACCGCATGATGCAGGTTCGAGCACTGCCGGGAGTGCTTGCATGATCTGACGAGAGCGGGGAGTGCAATAGCGGGGCATCCAGCCGCGAAAGTTCTGGACGCAGCAGCACCTACCGTTTACGCCTGTCCGTCAAACTGAATGCACGGGTGCTGCTTATATGCCGTCATAGCTCAATAGGCAGAGCGCCGCCCATTTAAGGCGGGACAACATTGGTGATACCACGGGAACATCACTGCACAGCCAACCACTGCGCACATCCATTCCGTGGGTGCCGGTTCGAATCCGGCTGGCGGCTAGCGTGATTTTAGAGTGTCCACTGTGGACACTTTTGGAGAGGAGGCATACAAATGTTTGAGCGCTTGAAAGAACTGATTTGCGACATGGCAAAGTTTTTGACGCGTCTCGGCGCTGGCCTTATCCTCTCGGCCTTACCGATCAGCAACAAAGAAAGCCACTTTGTGCGCTATGCGCGGCGTTTCGGTTTCCGTGCAGACCACACAAAACGCGAGCCTCGGGCAGAGATCGGAGGCCGTGGCTGTATCCAAGGAGCGCGGCCTGCTATCCGTGCGGATTAACCGTTGCTGATCAATACGATTAAAAACCAGCTTTTTGCATGATGAGCTCCATGCCGCAAAGCTGGTTTTTCTTATGCCGCTTTAGCTCAGTCGGCCAGAGCATCCGGCTCATAACCGGACGTGTGCAGGTTCGAGCCCTGCAAGCGGCGCATTCGATATTTTGACCGTTCGGATTTCCGGGCGGTTTTTCTTTTGCGTGAGTTTAGAGAGGTGGTGGCGGTGGCCTACAGCAAAAACAAAAGGATAGGCAGACCGCCCGTCTTTGAGAGCAAAGAAGAACTTGAGAAAAAAATCGAAGAGTTCTTCAAAAGCTGTGAAGGGAACGTCCTAGAAGACGAAACCGGAAAGCCTGTTTTGGACAAATACGGAAACGTGATAAAAATTGACGAACGTCCAGAAACGGTCACCGGTCTAGCTTTGGCGTTGGGGTTTAAGTCTCGGCAATCTTTGATTGACTATCAAGGAAAGGCTGAGTTTTCTGACACGATAACGCGCGCGAAACTTCGATGCGAGAGATACGCCGAAGAACGGCTCTATGATCGCGACGGAAACGGCGGGGCAAGATTCAGCTTGCAAGTTAATTTTGGTTGGAGCGATAAGCCGAAAGAAGCGGAGCAGGAAGAGCGTCACGATGATGGTTTGATAAAGGCATTGAACGCCGCAGCAGACCTCAGCCCGCCGGATGACGTGGAGATGCTACCAAAGGAAGAGGACGACCATGCGGAAAAGTAACGGTTTTCGCTGGAAAGCCCTCAGCCAGCGGCAAAAGCAGGTCTTGAGCTGGTGGACACCGCAGAGCGCATACAGCGGCTACAACGGCATCATTGCAGATGGCGCTATTCGCTCGGGCAAGACCTTTGCCATGAGCTTTTCGTTCGTACAGTGGGCTATGATCTGCTACAACGGCCAGCAGTTTGCCATGTGCGGCAAGACCATTGCCAGCTTCCGGCGCAATGTGCTGGGGACACTCAAGCAGCAGCTTGCAGCCCGTGGTTACAACGTCAAGGAGCACCGGGCCGAAAACTGCATGACCGTCAGCAAGGGCGGCAAGGCCAACGAGTTTTACTTTTTCGGAGGCAAGGACGAGAGCAGTCAGGACCTGATCCAGGGCATCACCCTTGCCGGGGCATTCTTTGACGAGGTGGCCCTGATGCCGCAGAGCTTCGTAAACCAGGCCACAGCCCGTTGCTCTGTCACCGGGTCAAAGTTCTGGTTCAACTGCAACCCGGGCAGCCCACAGCACTGGTTTTATCTGGAGTGGGTGCGCAAGTGCCGTTCCCGCAAGATGATGTATCTCCATTTCACGATGGACGATAACCTGTCACTTGCCGAGGACATCAAAGAGCGCTACCGCAGCCAGTACAGCGGCGTTTTCTATCAGCGCTACATTCTGGGCCTGTGGACGGTGGCTGAGGGCCTTGTCTACGATATGTTCGACCGACAAAAACATATCATCGACAAGCTGCCGGAGCTGTCACCAAAGGGCGCGTATGTGGCGTGCGACTTCGGTACGCAAAACGCAACGGTTTTCTTGCTGTTCCAGATGCAGTCAGACACCGGCACATGGATAGCGACCCGCGAGTATTACTACAGTGGGCGCGAACAGAAACGCCAGAAGACCGTGGGCGAGTATGTTGCAGACCTCAAGCGATGGTTAAACGGCACAAAGCCAGAAAAGGTCATCGTTGACCCGTCTGCACTGCCGCTTATCACGGAGCTAAAGCGAAACGGGTTCCCGATTCAGGCGGCAAACAACGACGTTCTGAGCGGAATTCTGGACGTTCAGACGATGCTCCAAGCCGGAAGATTAAAAATATACAGAGAGTGTAAACGCACCATACAGGAGTTTGGCGTTTACGCATGGGACCCGGACAGAGAAGATGTGGTCATCAAGGAAAACGACCACTGTATGGACGCTATCCGGTATTTTGTACGCACGAAGCGCCTTGTCAAGCGGGCCGGAGGATAAAAAGTGGCTACATTTACGTTTCAGACATTCCAGCAGGCCCAGCAGGAAGGGCGGCTCACAGATTTTCTGTGGGATTTCATCCAGCAGCACAAATCTTCCCCGCAGGTGGCGGGCAGGACTGGCGCGCTGGCTGCTGATTTATACGACCGCCAGAAAAACCCGGGCGCAGAGCAGTTCGCCGCAGCCTATGCAGAGATGCTCAAGCGGGCGACAAACAACACCCGGGACATCATGAGGCCGGATATGGTCAAAAGCAACCTGTTCCGGCGGCTCAACAAGCAGCGCGCGGCGTACTCGCTGGGTAACGGCGTCACATTTGCCGATGGCACCGACAAGCTAAAGCTGGGCGCGACCTTCGACGAGCGGGTTTTTAAGGCTGGATATTTTGCCCTCATCCACGGCGAAAGCTTTGGATTTTGGAATTACGACCACTTGGACGTGTTTAAGCTGACCGAGCTTGCCCCACTCTATGACGAGGACACCGGCACACTGCGGGCGGCTGCACGGTACTGGCAGCTCAACCCGGACACGGCAACAAAAGTGGTGCTGTACGAAGAAGACGGATACACCGAGTACAAGTCTCAGGCGCGTGGCGCATACCCGCTGCAAGAGGCTGCGGCAAAGCGTGGATACCTCAAGACCACGATTACAACCAACGTGGGCGGCGAAGAGTCTGTCACAGAGGACAATTACGGCGCCCTGCCCATTGTACCGCTTTGGGGCTCAGACCTGCACCAGAGCACGCTTGTTGGGCTGAAAGCCTACATTGACAACACAGACCTTGTCATGTCCGGCTTTTGCAACGATTTGCAGGACTGCGCGCAGATCTATTGGCTGTGCGAAAACTTTGGAGGCATGACGCAGGACGAGCTGCAGGGCTTTTTGAAGCAACTCAACCTCTACCACGTCGCCAACGCCGACACCAGCGATGGTGGAAAGGTGCAGCCTTACACCACCGAAATTCCCGTCACGGCCCGGAGTACGTTGCTTGACCTGCTGCACAGCCGGTCTTATGAGGACTTCGGCGGGCTGGATGTGCATTGCGTAAGCGCGGACAGCACAAACGACCATCTGGACGCGGCCTATGAGCCGCTGAATCACAACGCGGATGATTTCGAGGCACAACTCACACCCTTTATTCAGCAAATTTGCAAGCTGGCTGGGTTGGGCGACGTGTCCCCGATTTTTACCCGCAGCAAAATCACCAACACCGCCGAACAGGTCAGCATGGTAATTTCTGAGGCGGCGATCATCGGGCAGGACATGGCCATTGACCTGCTGCCCAACCTGACCCCGGAACAAAAGGAGCAGGCCAAGGCCGCGCTGATGGCGGAGAGCGCAACGAGAGAGACCACGGACGAGGAGGAGGATGAAGATGGCAGCAGGTGAGACTTACGGAGAGTTTGTGGAAAAGTTCAAGCCGAAAAAGACCACGGACGACTGCTATACACCGCCAGGCGTGTACGATGTCGTCAAGGACTGGGCCTGCAAGGAGTACGGCATCGACCCGGCCAAAATTGTGCGCCCGTTTTACCCCGGCGGCGATTATGAGAATTTCGACTACCCGGAGGGTGCTGTTGTTCTGGACAACCCACCGTTTTCAATCCTGTCCCGAATCTGCGGATTCTATCTCAATCATGGAATTCCGTTCTTCCTATTCGCTCCATCTTTGACAGCGTTTTCTGGAAGAGCAAATAATATGCGGATAAACCATATCATTTGCGACTGTAATATCGAGTACGAAAACGGTGCAATCGTCAAAACAAGTTTTGTGACCAGCTACGGAGGGGACATCATAGCGCAGACCGAACCTCGCCTGACGAAGCTGGTAAACGATGAGGTGGAGCGCTTGCGACGCACCAAAACGGTACAGCTGCCAAAGTATACATACCCGGATCATATTGTGACGGCTGCATTGCTTCAACGATACTGTCGTTACGGTGTGGGTTTCAAAATTCACAAAAAGGACTGCGCTCCGATTCATGCGCTGGATGCGCAACGACCCACAGGAAAAGCGATTTTTGGCGGAGGCCTACTGCTGTCTGATCGTGCTGCGGCTGATCGTGCTGCGGCTGAGAGGGCTGCGGCCACAAAATGGGAGCTGTCCGCCCGGGAACGTGCCATTGTGGAGTATTTGAACAGCCATGAAGCAAACAGACCGTGACCGCATCTCTACACGCCAGCTGAACCGCCTGCGCCGCCGTATCCTCCGGGTGTACGGCACTGCCCGCCGGGAGATGCAGGAGCAGCTCACCGATTTTCTGGCCAAGTACAAAGCGCTGGACGAACGCAAGCGGGCGCAGCTGGACGCAGGCGAGATCACCGAGGATGACTACCGCATATGGCTGCAAAATCAGGTCTTTCAGTCCGATTTGATGCACGCCAAGCTGGACGGCATCACGCAGACTTGCACCACAGCCCAAGAGACGGCCTACAAGCTGGCCCGGGACGAGCAATACAACATCTTTTCCTTTGGCGCAAACTGGGCTTTCTACGAGCTGGAACAGGCTGCAGGCGTGACGTTCGGGCTGACCCTGTACAACACCGAAGCGGTCAAGCTGCTTCTAAAGGAAAACCCCCGCATGGTGCCCAACAAGCGCATCAAGAGCGAGAGCAACCGCACCTATGACGCCCGGGTGTTCAACCGATACGTCATGCAGGGCATCGTGCAGGGCAAGAGTGTCCACGACATCGCCGTGCAGGCCGTAAACGGTATGGCTGATACAGAGATCCACTGGGCCATGAACAACGCCATCACGGCGCTCACAGGCGCTCAGAACGCCGGGACGCTGCAGCAGATGCGCAACGCCCAGGCTTTGGGCATCGAGGTCAAAAAGCGGTGGAACTCCACCCACGACTACCGTACCCGTGATACCCACCGCCTGCTGGATCAGCAGACCGCAGAGCTTGACGAGCCGTTTAAGGTCATGGGCTACGAGATACAGCACCCCGGTGACCCAAACGCGGCCCCGGAGATGGTTTACCACTGCCGCTGTGTGCTGTCCTCTGCACTGGGCAAGTATCCTCGGCAGAACGCTATGCAGCGGGACAACGTGACAAAAGAGGTCGCGCCTGTCATGGATTACACCGAGTGGTACAAAGCCAAGGGCGGCAAAGAGAAAGAACAGATGTGGTGGGCGGAAGAGCGAAAGCGCAGAAAGGAGAGTTCCAAAAATGAGTAAACGAGGCTCTGGTAGTTCTACAAGGGCAAGCAGCGAGAAGACTACGCTTGATGAATTTCTCGCAAAACGTGGCTTAAGTTCGCCCATCAGCGATTACATGGACGATAAGATGCGCATTCCTCACGGCCTGACACGCCGCCAAACGGAAAAAATGCAAAGGGAAGCCCACGAGGCCGCTGCACAGTATTCCGCAAGGCGAGAGTCTGCTATTGCAGAATACAAAGCGGGCGTTGCGTCTGGCACAATCAGAGAAAAGAGCCGTGTTGAAGTTTTGATGGGCAAAGCGAAAGGGCATCCTGACAATCCTTCCACACAGGCAGCACGCCGTGCGCTGGAAAAACGTGGTTACAACTGGAAAACAGGAAAAAAGCTCAAGAAAAAGTAAGGTTTGGAGGGATGAGCCGTGATTCTGCCGATGGAAAACACCGAGAGGATGATATTTCCCGGTGTGGGTAAGTACGGCATCCCTGCTATCAAGCCGGAAAAGGACATCCGCATTGACAAGCTGGAATGGATCCCGGTCAATTATGCGCTGACAGCCAAAGACAAGGCCACAAAAGGCGTGCATTTTTACAAGGACGATTACCAGTTTGAACGGTTCTGGAACAACCCCGACAAATACATTTCCCTTTTGCAACAGTTCGGGGCGGTGTGTTCGCCGGATTTTTCGCTTTACAGCGATATGCCGCTTGCGGTACAGCTTTTCATGCACTACAAAAAGCACTGGCTGGCGGCATATTGGCAGGCGCACGGCATCCACGTCATTCCAACGCTCTGCTGGTGCGGCGAGCAAAGTTATGACTGGTGCTTTGACGGAGAGCCTAGAAACGCCATCGTGAGCATTTCGAGCCACGGCACGCAATCTGACCCATACGAAGCGGAATGCTTTGCCAAGCACTGCCGCAATGCACTTGAGGTTCTGCAACCAAGCAGCATTTTGTGGTACGGCAAGTGTCCGGCAGAATTTGACTGGAACGTCACAAAAATCAAGCCGTTTCAATACGAGAGGAGGCATTACCGTGAGTAAAAGAGGTTCTGGCAGCTCCGCAAGAGCGGGGAGCAGCTATTCAAAAACGGACTATAACGAAGCGAAAGAGGCTGGATTTTCATCTATCGAAAGTAAGCAGATCGCGCAAGCAGTAAAGCTTGTAAGAGAAACAGAAACATACAAAACCTATGCGGAGCAAGCAGAACGGGTTCTAAACAACCCAAACTTTGCTGGTGCAAAGAATTACACGTTTGAAGGGTTAAAAAAGTCTTGGGTTACTACAGATGCGATAGAAAATGAAATCAGTCGTGCGGTCACGTTCCACGGCATTGACACTTACCCAAAACCGGAGTTCACATCAAAACAAACAACTTTTGCAAGGAATATTATTCTTAAAGAACTTGGGATAGATAATCCGAAGCGGAACCCTGAAAATGCAGAACGAGAAAGAGCAAAAAAGTATTTTCGGGAGCATTACGACCCAAATCGAGAACAACGAGAAATTACAAGTTCTACATACAAGCGCGCACAAAAGCGACTGCAAAAGAAAGTAGATAGCTGGTTTAAACGATGAAATTCGATTACGACATCAAATTCACCGACAACACCCCGCAACTCCATGAGGCGTTGGACTCGTGGGCAGAGCGGGTGCTGACCATCTGGGGCATGAAGGTGCAGGACTATGCCCAGCTGCTTGTACCCACCGGCACGGCAGACAGCACAGGCATTGAGGGCTATGTGGGCGGTGCGCTGAAAGCGTCCCTGACCTACGCCGTAGACCTCGCAAAGAAGACCGTGGCCATCGGGTCGAACCTGTTTTACAGCGTCTACGTTGAGCTTGGCACAGGCATCTTTGCCGAGAAGGGCAACGGACGCAAAACGCCGTGGGTCTGGAAGGACTTTAACGGCAAGTGGCACTTTACCCGGGGCATGGCCCCTCGCCCGTTTCTGCGCCCGGCGGTGGAGGAACACATTGACGAGCTGCGAGAAATCGCGGTGGAAGAAGGAAACAAGGAGGTATAAGCATGGCCAAAAGCGAAACTTGGAACGAACAGCTTCAAGCCGCTATAAAAGCACAAGAAAACGCCAAAAAAATCAAAGATTTGTTTGCGGCTGGTGCTCAGGCACGTAAAGCGCTTCAGGAGATGTGTGATAACGCATACGGCGAGGGTAAAGCCAAAATTTCTGTTTTGGTCTATGTTCCGGCCGAAGCGCAGGACTATCCTACAGACACAGACTGTGAATTTTCGCTCTAAAACTAAATACTCAGCGGTTGGCGCACAGCGTCAGCCGCTTTTTTATGCCGTTTTCGATCAATGGCAGAGCTGCTGATTTGTAACCAGCGGACGCGGGTTCGATTCCTGCAAGCGGCACCACGCCGGCAGCACGTCCGGCAAATTAAACCTTATTGCCAAGCATGGCAGCCCGAGCAAGGGCGGAAAGGACTATCACATGGCACTCGAACGCAAGACTCTCCGGGCGATTCTGGAAGATGAAACGACCGACACCAGCGGCAAGCTCAAGAAAATTCTGGACGTGCTGCATGAGGAAACGGACACTTTGCAGAACCAGCTCGATGAGAAGAACGCAGCCCTCGCCAAAGCCGAAAAGGACCGGGACGCAGCCAACAGCGGCAAGGAAGCCGCCGAAAAGGCGCTGACCGACTACAAGGCCCAGCAGACCCAGAAGGATACCCGGGCCACGAAAGCAGCGGCATACAAGCAGCTGCTGAAGGACAATGGCGTGCTGGAAAAGCACTTTGACCGCGTTGTAAAAATGACCGGCGCGGACATCGACGCTTTGGAGCTGGACGAGAACGGCAAGGTCAAGGACGCAAAGAAGTTCATGGACAGCCAGAAAGACGTATGGGGTGACTTTGTGGCTACAACCACGACCACCGGCGCAAAGGTGGACACCCCGCCCACCAACACCGGCTCAAAAATGACAAAAGACCAAATTTTTGCAATCAAGGACGCTGGCGAACGCCAGGCCGCGATTGCTGCAAATGCCGACCTTTTCACGGGCGGCGGAAAGGAATAACACATGGCAGCAAAAGAAAACCTTATCGTAACTACCGACATTACCGTCAACCCCCGAGAAATCGACTTCGTCACCCGCTTCCAGCGCAACTGGCAGCATCTGCGTGACATCATGGGCATCATGCGCCCCATTCGGATGCAGCCCGGCACTACCCTCAAGAGTAAGTACGCCGAGGGTACGCTCCAGAGCGGCACTGTTGCTGAGGGCGAGGAAATCCCCTACAGCAAGTTCACCGTCAAAGAAAAGACCTATGCTGACATTACTGTCGAAAAGTTTGCAAAAGCCGTCTCTCTGGAAGCCATCAAGAAGTACGGCTACGATGTCGCTGTTCAGAAGACCGATGACGAGTTCCTGTACCAGCTGACCGCGAACGTCACCGACCGCTTCTATAAGTACCTGAACACCGGCACTCTGAAAGGCACCCCCAAGACCTTCCAGATGGCTCTGGCAATGGCCAAGGGCAGCGTTGAGGACAAGTTCAAAAACATGCACCGCACCGTCACCGGCGTCGTTGGCTTCGCCAACATTCTGGATGTGTATGAGTACCTGGGCGCGGCCAACATCACCGTCCAGAACCAGTTTGGCTTCCAGTACATCAAGGACTTCATGGGTTACAACACCATCTTCCTGCTTTCCAGCGGCGAAATCGCGCGTGGAAAGGTCATCGCAACCCCGGTGGACAACATCGTCCTGTACTATGTTGACCCCGCCGACAGCGACTTTTCCAAGGCCGGTCTGGTCTACACCACTGCGGGCGAGGCAAGCAACCTCATCGGCTTCCACACTCAGGGCAACTACCACACCGCGGTCTCTGAGAGCTTCGCCATCATGGGCATGACCCTGTTTGCTGAGTATCTGGACGGCATCTCTGTCCAGACTATCACCCCGGGCGAGTAATCGCCCCTTTTGAGTAGGAGGCGTCCAATGACCGTCCCTGAGCTGTGCGCACTGACGCACAATTTCTTTGACCGGGCAGACGACCCCATTGCGGGGGAGTTTTCCTTTGAGCCGGATACCGTTCCCGCCGGGGTAGTCCCGGGGCAGTATTTCCTCGTGTGCGGATCCATCTTCAACGATGGCGTACACAAGGCAGGGGACGGTGATTTGGTGGCGGAGACCTTTAACGGCACGGTGCAGCCTATGCGTGTGCCGCCCGCTTTTGCCGCGCTGGCCGAAAAGATTGACGCATACGACAAGGCACTGCCGTCCGGCGGCGTGTATGTGTCCCAGTCCTTCGGCGGCTGGTCCGGCACGATGGCTACAGGCGCGGACGGTCTTCCCGCAGACGGCAAGACTAAATTCCGCGCCGAAATCAACCAGTGGAGGAAGATGTGACATGGTCAATCCGTTTACTGCATCCACCGTGATGCAGAGCTTCACCAAAAAATTCTGCTTCCAGACCCGTAGCTATGAGCCGGACGGTGTTGGCGGCTTTGTGTCCAGCTGGACGGACGGCCCGGAATTTGGGGCCGTAGAGCGCCACGACACCACCGTGGAGGCTCAGGTTGCAGAGCAGGCGGCTACAGCGTCCACCTATACGCTGCTGGTCAACACCGGTGTGCCTCTGGCTTTCCCGGACTACATCAAGCGGGTAAGCGACGGGCAGATTTTTCAGGCGACGAGCGCAGTCGATGAGGGCAACGCTCCGGAAGAATCCGGCATGGGCCTGCGGGCCGTGAAGTGCAAAAAGGCGGTGCTGCCGTAATGGGGCCGTCTGAGAGCATCAACCGGGCGCTGAACACTTTTTTCAACGGCTTTGGAATCCCCGGCTACTTGGAAGATAACATCCCTCCCGGCGCAGAACTGCCGTATCTGACCTATCAGCCGACAATTCCCGGCGGCTGGAATGAGTTCGGCACCTTCCACGCCCGGCTTTGGTACCCGAGTGCCAAAGGCCGGACGCCTATTTTACAGACCGAAGACAAGATAAGCGCAGCCCTTGCGGATGGTTTGACCATCGAATGCGAGGGCGGCGCTATTCTTTTGCACAAAGGCGTCCCGTGGGCGCAGCCGCTCGACAACTCGCCCGAGGGTTATTTGTGCGAATACCTCAATTTTGAACTCACACGGTTTATACCGTGAGTAAAGGAGCAATATGGCAAGAAAATTTTCCAAAATTTCGCAGAAAGCGTTCGAATCCATGCAGTTCAACGCAGGCATCGTGGTCAACAAGTTTGATGTAACCGGCGAGACCGAAGTTCAGGACGCAGACATTATCACTGCTACGACCGGCGGCATCACCGCGACCTGCAAGGCAAACTTCACCGATCTGGGCGCGGACGTGGACAACGCCCAGAAGAACACCGCAGAGCTGATGCAGATCGAGGACTACGATTGCACGCTGGCCTTTACGGCCCTGAATGCCACAACGGACGTTATCAAGTTGGCGCTGGGCGCTGCGGATGTGAGTGACAAGAAGGTCACGCCCCGCATGACACTGGATCCCAATGAAAGCACCGGTGACTTTAAGGACATCTGGTGGGTTGGAGACACGCTGGATGGCGGTATGGTTGCAGTCCGGCTGATGAATGCACTGTCCACCGGCGGTTTGACCCTGAAGACGACCGACAAGGGCAAGGGCAACATTGCAGTCACCCTGACCGGCTGCCCCCGTCTGGGCAGTGACGTGGTGCCTATGGAGTGGTACTACAGCCCCAAGGCCGCAGCATAAGGAGGTTACAACATGAAAACCCTGAACCAGATGGACGAAACCGAGTTCCTGCGGCGTTGCTGGCTTATCGCTGACGCGGTGTCTGACCTGCTGACCAAGACCAAAGTCATGGAGCTGCGCAAGGTCATGCCGGTTTTTAACGGCAGCGAGACCGAAGAGGAAAAGAAGCAGAAGAGGGAAGAGCAGAGCCGAAAAAACCTCAAGGCAATGGCGAAAAGCCTGCTCTTTGAGAACGCTGAGGCTACCGCCAAGCTGCTTCCGCTGCTCTATGAGCCAGACGTGGACAAGGACGGCAAGCCAGAGACCATGACGCCGTTTAAGACCCTGCGCGTTATCACTGCCACCATCGAGGACAAGGACGTGCTGGATTTTTTGTTATCGTTGGTGAAGCTGGGCCAGACGAGTATCGACGCCTGACTTCGTCCATTCGGCTCGATATGCTGCGGCTCATCGGCAAGCCCTACATCGTCCAGCACATCATGAACACCCGGCGGCAAGAGGCTATTGCTTTGAGCTACCGGGCATACATGACGGACACGCTGGCAAGCTTTGCAGGAGTAGAAGAGCGCTGGGCTGACCGGGTGGCGGGAATCATCGCCCCCCGCCCCTCAGAGCCACAGCAAAGCGCCGAAGAAGTGATACAGAGAATCAAAAATGGCTTGAATGGAGGTGAAGAAACCTGAAGCTCTTTGAATTGATGGCTACAGTCGGCCTTGATACGTCGGCATATCAGCAGAGCATTGAGCAGACCAAAGCCTCCACAAAGACAATGGTGGCGTCTCTCACCAAAGAGTACACAGACCTGCAAAAGCGGGTCAATGAGACCGCTCAAAAGTACAATGAGCAGGCCAAAGCCACCGGTGAGACGTCGAAAGAGACCAGAGCTCTTTTGACTCAGTTGCAAGCCGAGCGTACGCATTTGGCCGAGGTACAGCAGGCGCTGAACAATGCCAGCACCTACATGAAAAACTTCGGTGACTCGACCCGAAATACCGAAAGCGGCCTTGCAGGCTCTATTGCAAAAGGGCAGATTCTGGGCAATGTTTTGACCACTTTGGCAAGCAAAGCGCTTGATGTTGCTGTGGGATTTGTCCAGACAGGCATCGAATACAACGCCCAGATCGAAAAATACACCACCGGCTTTACCAATATGCTGGGCAGCGCAGAGGCCGCGAACGAGGCCATGAAAGCCATTCAGGAGGACGCCGCCCGCACCCCCTTTGATGTGGCGAGCCTGACACAGGCAAACCAGCTGCTTATCAGCGCCGGTGAAAACGCGGGCTACTCCCGCAAGGTCATCATGGCGCTGGGCGATGCTGTTTCGGCTGCAGGCGGTGGCAATGCAGAGCTGTCCCGCATGGCGGCAAACTTGCAGCAGATTGCCAACGTGGGCAAAGCGTCCGCTATCGACATCAAGCAATTTGCCTATGCCGGCATCAATATCTATCAGGTTTTGGCCGACTACACCGGCAAATCGGTGCAGGATGTCCAGAGCATGACCGTCAGCTACGACCTGCTTTCTGAGGCCCTTATTGCGGCCAGCGAAGAGGGCGGGCGATATTACAACGCAATGGACACCCAAAGCCAGACCATGAATGGCCGTGTGTCAACCCTGAAAGATAACGTGAGCCAGTTGGCCGGCCTTATGACCGGCGATTTGTCCAACGGCATCGGCATGGTCATCTCAAATCTTAATGATATGACTGTGGCCGCGCAGGAGGCCTACAAAACCGACGGATGGACGGGCCTTATCGGAGAGATAACCGGACTTTCCGGTGTGATCGACAAGGCAAAGTCCTCGCTTGTGGGCCTGAAAGCTGTTGCCGATTCCTTCAGAAAAGGCGAAATTTCGCTTTTTAGTGGCGACTGGGATGCTGTGTACTGGAATGCATTTAACGCTGACCAGACAACAAAACAGGGGAAAGAGGACTGGGATGAATCTCACGCTGGGATGGTGTGGGACGAGAATGACGGCTGGGTGCCTGCAAAGCCTTCTGGCAAAAGCAAAAGCTCTATTACCACTTCGCCCACCACGACCAAACCCAAGACCGAGACTCCAACCCAAAAGCACGTCGCCGCTGATACTAAAAAGCTGGCCGATACCATCAAGGAGACCTCTCAGGAGATACTTGCTGGTACTGGCAACATCGTTGGCAGCATCCAGCGTGTAACAGAGACTGCTGACAACACCTACAACGTCTATGACGGCACCACTAAGCAGCTCAAAGGCACCACCAAAGAGACAGTGCAGACTATCACCGACTCGTGGACTGAGGTAGTGGACGGCGTCGAAAAGACCATTAGAAAGGTCACAAAAAATGTGACCGATGCCGATGGCAAAATCACCACCACGGTCAACCAGACCTGCGACAAGGTGGTTTTGTCTGTCTCTGAGATGCAGTCTCGTATTGACAAAAATCTCAGCGAGGCCAAGACCAAATGGCAAAACGGTATCATGGGGACGCTCCAAAGTGTGCTCACCGACCTCAAAAACGGCAACTGGACGAGTCTTGCCACCGACTTTGCAAAGTTGATTTGGGGCGAGGTCACGCAAGAGCAGCGCAACATCATCTCCAAATGGTTTTCGGACGCCCTCACTGCTATCAACGACAGCTATTCCGGCGGCGGTATGAGCAGCCTGAAAGATACGCTCCACAAGCTGCTCACCGATGGCATTACCTCGGACGCCAACGACGCAAAAGTGGCCGTGCAGGGCCTCTATCAAGTCATAAACGGGCTGGGCGAGTCCGGCGGCATGGGTGCCAAGCTGGCGGGCATCGCCGGAAACTTTTCTGGCATGGCTGGCGTCATTACAAAAGCTCTCAGCGGCATTGTGGGCTTTATCATCGCAAACCCCGTAGTGGCCGCTATCCTTGGTCTGACGGCTCTTGTGGGCGGAGCGGCGTTTGCCAAGTGGCGCAGCAGCCGTGATAACGACGTCACCAACAACTACAAGAGCCCCTACGGCACAACGCCGGTGTATGACTCTCTGGCAGAGTTTTCTGCCCGCGCCGACCAGCTCAACCGCTACAGCAGCGTCACCGCGTCGCCGTTTGCTGGCAGTCAGCAGGACACCACCGGCAAGCAGCAGCTCAGCGTATTGCAGCGGATCTCCAACTCGCTGGATGAGCACCTCCCGGCTATCGGCACCGGTACGCTGGTCATCGACGCTAACGGTGTGCAGGCTCTTGCGGGTGCAATGCAGCCGACACTCACCAATGGCATTGATGGAGATTTGGGCATCCGCGCGGCCCGGAAAGCAAGAGGTGGTTAAATGGCAGCTTTACAAGGCGTCCAGCTGGGCGATTACCACACCCTCAAGGACTGGGGGCTTTACATCGTGGTGGGCGGTACGACCGTCGGCCCGGCAGAACCGGACCAGAGCCTACTCATAAAGGTGCCGTTTAGCGACCGTATTCTGGACCTCTCCAAATCTCTGGACGGCAAAGTCCATTACACCCAGCGCAAGATAACTATCACCCTCAAGTGTGTCAAGTCAAAAAAGCTTTGGCCCAGCATCCAGAGCGCCCTCGAAAACGCTTTGCAGGGACAGTGGCTGCGCTGCATCTTTGATGATGACCCGTCGTGGTACTGGGAGGGCTACTGGACAGTGACCCCCCAGAGCCGCGACCGGTGGGAGAATGTCTTTACCATCTCTGGCATCTGCAACCCATACAAAGTCAGCCTCACCGCTGAGGTGGGTGCTGACTGGGAGTGGGACACCTTTAACTTTGAGACAGACACTATTTATGATACGGCAACGGAGGTAAAAAGTCTGTGAGTTACAAAGTCTATGCAGGCACCCAGACCGCCGTAGGCGTATGGGACACCAAAGCCTGCATCTATGACCCGACTGGCGAAGACCTGCGCACTACGGCTACGCTGCTCATCTCCCCGACTCTCACCCGTGAGGCCGGTAAGGCTGGCAGTTTTGAGTTTACACTCCCGCTGGGCAATGTTGCCCACTCGGCGCTGCAAAAGCTCAAGACCATTGTGGAGGTGGAGCAGGACGGCACGCCCATCTGGCACGGGCGGGTCATGAGCCACGACATGGATTTTTATCTGAGACAAAAAGTGTACTGTGAGGGTGAGCTCGCGTATCTCAATGATACCGCGCTCACCCCTTATCGGTACCCAAATATTAGCATCCGGGAATTTTTGGAAAATGTCATCCGCAATCACAACAGACAGACCGACAAATACAAAGCCTTTACGGTGGGCGATGTCACTGTTTTTGCAGAAGGACCGCAGGAGCCCTTTAAGACGGTCTACATGAGAGGTTGCAAAGTGGATTACGAGAAAGACGACGACGGCAGTAATGATTATTATCTTGTGGATGCTAATAAAAGGTGGATATGCGATATAGTAAACTACACCGTTTCAGCTGGGGAGTATATTAACAAAGATAATGCGATACGCGTTGTCTCTGCGGATGAAGGCCAAGGCGGCAAGTCATTCACGGTGGAGCGAAACATAGCCTACAAAAACGGCAGCTTTTACGCTGTGACCGTGACGGATCATGGCTCTAGGTACATTTACGAGCTCGGCACCACCCCGCTGACAAACTGGCGGCTGGGCGATGACGGGAAGATACAACAATACGTCCACAGCTCCGTCACCCATGGAGGCAGCTGGGTAAACTGCACCGGCTACTCACTGCATGACTTTGACGTCTCCACCAATGAGGCCCTAAGCTTTGGCGACGGCAAAAACTTTGGCGTGACGTGGGACATCCTGCAATCTGAGCTGACGGACGTCTACGGCGGCTACCTTGTCGTGCGGTACTCAGACGACGGTAAAACGCGGTATCTGGACTATCTTGCCGACGTAGCGGAGAGCAACACGCAGACGATCGAGTTTGGCGTAAATATGCTGGACCTCAATAACTATGTCAAGGCCGATAACATCGTCACCCGGGTCATCGCGGTAGGCTACCAGACAAAAGGCTGGTGGATTTTTAAGAGTACCAAGACCATCCAGGAGACGGCCAACGACAGAGCGGCACAGAGCGTCTATGGCATTATCACCCGGGTCATCGTCATCGACGGTAAGTCGATTACAAGGCAAAAGCTGCTGGACGCTGCGAACGAAGAGCTCCGGAAAAATCTAAGATACTATGATGGCATTGAGGTCAGCGCTATTGATTTGCGTGATGCAGGTATCAACACTGAGCGCCTGAGCTGGATGAAGAAGACCCGCATTATCTCAAAGCCCCACGGACTTGATACATGGCTGGTGCTTACCAAAGTTGTCGAGCCGCTGGACGCGCCCGACAAGAAAAAGTTTACGTTTGGGACGAGTTTTTACTCTATCTCAGACCTGCAGGCCCTCAGCAGCCACAAAGCGTCTATGGCGTACAGTATCGCTTTAAGCTCTATGGGATACCTCAACGGCAATCCGATACCCACTAAAAGCTAAACGTCAGCACAGTAAAGGAGCGAATTATGGCAAGTTTTGATGAGATCGTGAGCAAAATGACGGCAGCTATCAAGGGCGTCCGTGAGGCTGTGCTGGGCAAGGATGTGCGCGAGTTTATCGCCAGCGGCTATGAGAGCGTGCTGGATGCTTATAAGCAGCTTGATGGGAGCGTGAAGAAGCTAAAGGAAGATATAGTTAATATACAAAACAGAATTGAACTTAGTGCCATAAACACTGAAATTGTTTTTTCTGAACAGCTTAGAAGCACTTTGAAAAATGGAGCAACACTAAGTGATAGAACAATCACAATTCCGAGCGGTTCATTCGGTGGTTCAAGCAATATTTATTTAGTACAGGGGATCTAT